GTACGAAGGAAGGGCCTCGTCGAGATTACTGACGAGACCCCGGTCATCACCAAAGCCTACTGGAACACGGCACTTAAGCCATTTCCTAGGTAGACTAGAACGTACACGCAACCAGACAGGAAGCAGGCGCCGATCACAACCGTGACGGCCAAAACTCCTGTTAAAGTTGCGAGCGTACTGGCGAAGTTGATTACAGGCTTTAAATGACGCATCAACAGCGTCTCCTTTCGATGAAACATCAGACCTGAAGTAAATTGGTCTAATATCGATTCCGGAAAGCCAATCAGTACCGCAACTCTCGAAGAACGCACCAGCCAGGTACGTCTTCGATCTGTTCACTCTGAATCCGCAGTACTCCAGAGTGCCTATTAGATCGGTGGCACAACTCTGTGGGACAATGATATCATCACCGAACGTCGAAGTATGACCCTTGCACCGTGAGGTAGCGAGGCTGAGAGCATAGAAAATCAAGCTCTCAAGTTCGAAGGTGTAACCGTTGCCCATAGATGACCACTTCTCTAGCCCGATTATAGTTCCATCGGGCATCTGCGTACAATCCGTCCTCGAGAGCCAAAGTAGGTGAACCCACCTGGCAGGTAACAAGAGACGAACAAGCTGCTCAGCAATTGTGTCTGAGGCAGACTCCAAATCGATAGTTGCCAACCCCCAGGCTTGCGCCTTGGAAGCTAGAAATCGGTTGAAATCAGCTTGTGTACGAAGATCTAAGCCAAACCGCTTAAGTTTAGACTTGATCAACGCCCCTATGCCGAGTTGCACCCAGATGTTAAGGTGTGGCTCAACGCAGATAGGTCGATCAGTTAAAGCAGTTTTTGGAACAGTTGTCACCTTTGAATACCAGACGTCAGGAATATCTAGACGACCGGCCCCTGTCCACCAAGCGGTGGGAAGCAGTGTTTTAAGCAAAGGTGATAGCCTGGGTGTAGCGCCAAGAGCGCTATACTTTCTTGAGGACGAAACATCCGTACCCGAAACGTGGGACGTCGACCCTGGCCCAAATCGGCAACTATGCCACACATAATCTAAGTCCTTAGAACATAAAGGACCGAGAATCCGCTTAATGATTCGGCGGGCTCTCTTGATTATCTCGGCGTGTTTTGGATCCGCATCGGTCAAAAATCGACCAGTAAGGATCCTCTGATTTGTGGCTTTTACATGCTCTTCACACTCGAGGAACTTATCGAGTGCAGCCTGCTCCGTGTCTACCCCGAGAGGGACACGCGGATTCTTCTTAAGTATAGCGGTGACGAGATAATCGAGAGCGGAATGCTCAACGTTGGTATCGTCATGGTGAACCTCGAGTTTAAGGAGGTCACCCCACTGCTCAGAAGATGCAAGCATGAAGCATGCGAGGGAACGAGGCGAGTTGATCGCTTCGCATAGGCTCAAGTAGGCTTTGGTCTCCCACTGAAGAGTGAGAGCCGTTGCACGTGATGCAACGTTTTCCTTCATTTTAGTACCTCCTGGCGGTAGGTTAGTTACGCGAACATCGGATCAAGGTCATTGACCATGGCCACGTATTGCGTAACGCCTTGCCCGTTCACAACCAGAGCACGCAAGTGCTTACGGTCCTGTTGGGACATGCCAGAGGGAAGGATGAAGACGCCCTTCTTGAACCATGCGGTAGCATAGACAAGCTCAACCCCATCGACAGTCTTAGTCATAGGGTATTCAACTTCGACGGACACGTGATCAGAGGCACGGGAGCGCGATTCAGCGTCGAACACATAGGTGATCTTCGGCCAGAAAGCCTTAGCCACCTTGCGTTTGTCAGCAAAGACCGCATTTCCGTTACTTGCCGAGATCGGCGTGTAGGTTACCGCAACAGGTGTGGCGGTACCGTCGTTGATGATAATGGATGAAGGCAAAGCTGCCATTTTAAACTCCTTGAGAGGTTATTTATACTCCTTGCCTGTGAAGGCACGAGTCGAGCGGAATTGCTCAGTTCAACGGATCCGCAAATATGCGGTCCCGAGGCGGGGGTCGTTTCTAAGTGCACCCAAGAGGGCCACCCCCGTTAACACGTTGTTTGCAGACCTACTAGGCTCAAATTGAGGACGCAGATAGTTCACCTGCGTCTTCAAACCTGACCGTGACGTAGACTCGTACTTGTAGTACGCACTACCTCCATATGACGGGTTTTTAACCACGTTCATGTATCCATCCCTCCGTGTGTAATACCAACGGAGATCGGACACGCCTTGAAGAGCATCCAAGGCAGAGAGGTATTTCCCTAGCGGAATCATCCAATTAAGGATGAAACTAAAAGGGATATAGTCATACGCAACGGCGAAGGGGTTTGTCAAACCGATTTGAGCTAATACCTGCTCGTTAGGGAAGACCCTGAAACGAGCGCGCACCTTATAATCGGAAGTCGAAGATGCAACTGACTTCCAATGATCCGGTCGACCAGAGTTACCCTCAAGGGTAACCTCGTCGAAGAAATGTCTCCGGAAATAAGTATGCTGGTATATTGGTTCCTCGAAACGTCTACGCAGAGCTTCAGATGTACCATTGAAGTCCTGCACGAACTGTCGCAACCCGAACAAGTAGCCCAGGTATATAGCAGAGGCGCC